CCGAGCAGGTGTGCGCACTGCTGATGCGGTACCGCGACGGTCAGTACACCCGCGGCTACGACGGCCAGTTCCTGTTCCCGGCGCGCAACGGCAAGGCCCTGAGCGAAGGCCAGGCCAGCGCCGTGTTCGCCCGGTTGGGGCAGGGCGAGTGGACCAGCCATGACCTACGCAAGGTGGCCCGTACCGGTTGGGCTGACCTCGGCATCGACCATCTAATCGGCGAGCTGCTGATCAACCACGCCATGGGTCACAACGTGAAGGTGTACATCCAGTCGGACGTGATGCGGCGCAAGCGTGATGCCTTGCAACAGTGGCACGCCCATCTAGACCAGAAGGGTTTTGCCCTGATTCACGGATTGACCGGCTTTAGAACGGGAGATTCCGGTAATGCGCCGGAAGCCACGGAACACAAGGCCTGTGAGGCCCTTCAAGAATCAACCATAGGCGAGGTTTAAAAATGATGAAAAAGCAGCATGGCCCCGCCTTCCGCCGGGAGTTGAAGTTCATCGTTGAGTGCAACATCTGTCGAGGCACCGGTACTTTCACCGGTGTCTTCCACCAGATGACCTGCGAAAACTGTCACGCCTCGGGCTGGGTGTGTGGCCATACCCTGAAGACCTTGCCGCTTATCGATGTCGTGCAGGTGCTCAACGCAAGGCTGCGAGATGCACTGGGGGAGATCGCCAGGGCGCGCAAGGTCATCGGTGGTGCCCATGAACAATACGAACAGAACAACCGTCGCGGTGCCGGCGGATCGAACTTCACAGGGGACTGAACGATGATTTATCCAGGCATTCTTAACGCAGTTGTTTCAGCCCTTGCCGCTGAAGCCATCGACAACACCAGCAAGCAGGCATGGCAGAAGCTGTACAACTCTGCCGACGAGGAAGAAGGCGGGGATATGGCTGCATTGGTCCGCTCCCGCGGCGCCGAGTCCATCGACCGTACCCAGGTGGACTGCTGGGTTTCGGCCAGACTGCACCATGGCCTGGAGCCGAAGCACTGGGATGCTCTTGTTGCTAAATACAGCACGCACAAGGGCCGCAAAGTGCAGGCGCTGGCAGCGCTGCAAACCATCATCACCACACCGGCGCCGAAGTTGTTCCTCTATAAGGCGGTCACTGCTTGGGCGATTCCCCAGTTGAAGGGAGCACGGCCAAAGGTCGTGAATTCGGTATCTGTTGAGATCCCGCTGGATGCTCCGGAATGGCGTCGTGAATCGATGGTGAAAGCAGCTTTGGCTGCCGGGAAGTCCAAGGCCAAGAAGGATGAAGCGCGATCGGCTGACATGATCGTATTGAAGGACAGCTTCTACGACATGAACACCTGGGATAAAGATGGCACGGCAGAGTCAACGCGGCGCCGCTGGCGCCAGTCGATTAATCAGGCAGCAGATGACTTGGTCAATGAAGCGCTAGCACATGCCGGCGATATTTTGGAGGCGGAAGGATTGATCATCCAAAAGGCTGCGTGATTGCTTGTTGACATCAGTGAGCGAATGAGCGAAATTAATCCCATCATGTCGATCTTGCGCGTTATGATAAGCGACACATTAAGCCCAGCCGTAGAGCCGGGCTTTTTATTGGGTTTTTCCTTTGTAGATGGCAAGCTGGCATCACACACAAAGGAGATGTTCTGTATGACAAGGTTTGAAGCTCTTAAATCGCAATTTGTAGAACTGAAGAGAAAGGAGGATGCCTATTGGGACGACCTCTTCTCCGCAGCGAGCATCTTGGCTCACGAATTTGCCACATACATTCAAGTACCGTTGAAGGATCCCCAAGACGAATCCACCAAGCGCTCGCCACTCGTTTTTGGTAAAGTTGTTAATTATGATTTTTTCGAGTGCGAGCTATCAGATATCGAAAGGGGTCTTGATCAGATTGATTTCGCGCTGTCCCTATTTCTCGATGCTGAACCCTGTACGAAGCCGCCTAGCCGGCTAAACGTCAAATTGTCTCTTTGCAAAGTTGGCGATGATTACGTGGTGTCTGTTGATCACAGGCTGAACAAGGTCAGAGTTATCGATGGAGACTTCGGCGATGTGAGCGCTGCAATTTATGAGCACTTCAAGAGCGCATTCGTTCCGAAAATTGATATCGTATAGGCATTGATTTCGATTCTGAGCCTCACCATTGCGCGAGGCTTTTTGCTATCTCCCCCAAAGCCCCGCCATCGTGCGGGGCTTTTTCGTTCTCGGCTCCACCACACCCATTGCTCCAAGCTGGGAGTGCTGTTGGGGCCGAACCTATCACGCTCCCCGCAAGGGAGGATTCCGGATGTCACATATGCCAGAGAAGAACCCAGAGACCTGGCTCATTGTCATGGCCTGGCTAAGCCAGCATTCGCCGACTATCTATGCAGCGGCGGCATCTGCTGCGATGGCTGTGCTGCGGATCATCTATGGCGGTGGAACACGACGACAGGCACTGCTTGAGGCGACGATTTGTATGTTGCTCACAACCAGCCTGATCTCGGTACTGGAATACTTCGGCCTGCCCTCTAGCCTCGCGACACCAGCGGGAATTTGGACCGGTTTCTTGGGCGTGAAGAAGATTGCCGATATCGCCGACCGATTCACCGACTTCAAATTGCCCAAGCGGCAGGAGTGACCCATGCAACTTATCGACAACTGGAAACAAGCGCTGAGCATGACCAGCGTTCGGGCGGGTGGCGCCATTGCTGCTCTGGGTATCGCTGAGCAGCTGATGCCGCAACTGCAAGCCGTGCTGCCTCCTGTGAAAAGCTGGCTCGGCCATAAGGAGTAACCATGGCACTGAATATCAATGCTCGCAGTTTCAACTGCGAGCTGAGCCCGCGCGCGCTCGATCTATGGAACCCGGATCTGCGCGCGGCCCTGGAGGCCGGTACAGACACCATTACCATGTACGGCATTATTGGTGAGGACTGGTACGGCGAGGGCGTCACCCTCAAGCGCGTCGACGCAGCGCTGCGGGCCATTGGTGATAAGCCGGTCACCGTTTACATCAACTCGCCAGGTGGCGACATGTTCGAAGGCATCGCTATTTACAACCGCCTGATCGAGCATTCGCAAGAGGTCACCATCAAGGTGCTAGGCCTGGCTGCTTCGGCAGCATCCGTTATCGCCATGGCAGGCGCCAAGCGCGAAGTTGCCAAGACCGCATTCCTGATGATCCACAACTGCTGGACTTACTTTGCCGGGAATCGACACGCGATCCGTGAGTTGGCCGACACCATGGAGGAGTTCGATCGCGCCATGATCAGCTTGTACGCCGACACCAGCGGGCAAAAGGAAGCTACGGTAGAGAAAATGCTCGACGCCGAGACCTACATGAACGGATCGAACGCCGTCGAGAAGGGATTCGCTACCGGTCTTATTTCCGCAACCGAGGTTGAGCAAGCGCCGAGCGAAGAGGGGGCGCAGGCTCATTCAGCGCGCAAGCTCGACGCGGCACTGGCGAAGTCCGGCATGCCTCGCAGCGAAAGGCGAAAACTCATTTCTGAAATCAAGACCAGCACGTCTAGCACTGCTGGCGGCGACACGCTTCGCGCTGTCGTGCCGGGCATGCCCAGCGCTGCCCTTGATGTATCCGCGTTTGAAGAAACCGCAAACCAGGCGTCAGCGCTTCGAAGTTTGTTCCCGAGCCGCTGAGCGGCTGTAACCGCACCCGATTACCTACCGCCCCCGTGGCGGTTTTTTCATTTCTGAAAGGACCAAAAAATGCCAGCTCCGGATTATGCTCAAATCGAAGCTTCCCAGAAGCAAACCCAGGCCGACCTAAAAGCGGTTGGCGATCAAATCAAAACCTATGCCGAGCGCACCGAGAAGGAAATCAAAGCTTCCGGTGAGATGCAGGCGGAAACCCGCGGCAAAGTGGATGAGCTGCTGCTCAAGCAAGGCGAGCTGCAAGCCCGTGTGCAGGAGGCCGAGCAGAAGCTGGTCAATGCTGGCAAGCTGCACGAGCCAGAAGTGCAGCAGTCTGCTGGTCACTTGGTGGCCGCCAAGATGGCTGAAGAGGGCGTGACCAGTTCGTTTCGCGGCTCGCGTCGAGTCGAGGTTCCGCGCGCCGCCATCACCACCGCCACCGGCGGCGCCCTGGTCGCCCCTGACCGCGTCGGCGTGATTATTGCCCCTCAGCGCCGCCTGACTATTCGCGACTTGGTCGCGCCGGGTACCACTGGCAGCAACGCTGTTGAATACGTCCGAGAGACCGGCTTTACCAACAACGCCGCGATCGTCGGCGAAGGCTTGGCCAAGCCATACAGCGATCTGACTTTCGCGCTGGATAACGCCAACGTTCGCACCATTGCTCACCTGTTCAAAGGTAGCCGCCAGATTCTGGATGATGCCGCCGCACTGCAAAGCTACATTGACGCACGTGCGCGTTACGGGCTGCTGCTGGCCGAAGAAGCCCAGCTGCTGTATGGCAACGGTACCGGCAACAACCTCAAAGGCATCATTCCTCAAGCTCAAACGTACGCTGCACCGGCCGGAATCACCGTGGCCGCCGAGCAGCGCATCGACCGCATTCGCCTGGCACTACTGCAGGCGACCTTGGCTGAGTTCCCATCGACCGGCGTGGTCCTTAACCCTATCGACTGGGCAGCGATCGAGCTCCTGAAGGACGGCGAGGGTCGTTACATCACGGTCGGGCGGCGCAGGGTGACTTCCAGCACTTCCTGGTCATGCGCCTGAATCGGTGCGGCCAGTTGGTAGGGCTTCGCTTCCTTCACTTGGCCTTCATCCAATTCGCTCATTGGAAACCTCCTTTCGTGCCGTCCCATTGAATATCGATGGTGCCGTCATCACCCTTGGCGGTCGGCTCGTCCACCACGTAGGCGCCCGACAACACGTAGACGCGACCGTTCTTGAACTCGACGGTGATCGTCGCATCGGTGTCGGCCATGATTTCTTTGATCGGTAGGTCCGGCGCATCGACAATGGTGGCCTTCACAAACGGCACCAGGTCTTCTTCCTTGAAAAAGCCCGGCGCCACCGACTCGCGCTTTCTGTCACCCAGTAGCACTTCCACGCCACCGGTGACGGTGAACTGAACCCCGTTTGCCTTGATGTAAACGGTGCCCGCAACTTTCTGGCCCATGGCCTCTCTCCTACAAAAAAGCCCGCACGCGGCGGGCTATAAACCTTGGTTGGATCAGACCGCGTACTGCAGGCGGAACTGGTACTGCAGCGCGAAGATCCGCAGCTGATTGACCAGGTCCGGCGGATACAACACGTTGAGCCGGTTCGGGTTGGTGGCCGAGCGCTCCACGATCAAGTTGGCCGCGAAGGCCTCGGCGTTCTCAACAATGCCCAGCTGCTCCAGCGCGTAGTAGCCGGCGATCATTTCCGCGCGAATCACGTTCGGCGTGACGATGGCCTGGCCGGCGCCGAAGCGCGTGCCGTCATTGGCCAACTTGTGTCGGCCGTATTTGCTGGTCACTCGCGACTTCAGGTAACCGATGACATACGCCGACTGGTGCAGCGTCTCGCTGTCCAGGTAGGAATCATCGGCTTGGCCGAAGGCGTTGAACTGGTAGCTGGTGATCGCCCGCTCGATGCGCTGCGAACCTCCTCCGAAGTAGGCCGTGGCAATGCCGCGGTTCAACAACGACTGACGTTCGGTCAAGGTGAAGCGCGCACCGGCCGGGGCCGGGGTGAGGCCCGCCAGTTCGCCGGTTTGCGTCGGACGCGCCGGGTCGGCCGAAATGAACACCGCGGTGCGCGCCGCATAGGCCGCCGCCACGTTCCACACCGGATCGGGGCAGGCCACCTCAAAGCCGTGAATCGTCGCGTGCTGATCGTTGCGCGCCGCGCTCAACGCGACCAATTCGCCGAGGGTGCCGCGCTGGGCGGTGTAGACATGCCCATAAAGCTGCTTGGCCCAGCTCCAGCGTCCGCTGGAATCGTCCATGAAGGCTTTCCAGGCGTCGAGCGAGGTGGCATCGGCCCACGGCGCACAGATGAACTCGAACGGCTCATCGCCGAGACTGGCCAAGGCCAGTGCGACGTCAGGCGTGCCCACACCACCGGTCATCGGCGCCACCACCGCGGTCAGGCCGTCCGGCGTGGCTTCGCCGTTGTTGCGGCCCAGGCGATTGAGCTGCAGCGCCAGGTCGTTACCGCTCAGACCCGACCACTTGCAGGTCAGCGTTACCACTCCAAGCGCGGCCAGCGCCGTCACTGCCAGCCCGGCGGCATTCACCGCCGCCGCCAAGGCCAACGCGGCCGCGGTCGGGGTAGCGCCCTTGACCACGGGCGCGCGCACCCGGCTGCCGCCGATGTACAGGTTCAGCTCGCCACCGGCGGTGGCCGTGCCGGTGATCGTCACACTGCCCGCCGCCTTGGTGCCGGTGGCTTTGATCGGCAGGCACCAGACCTCACCGGCCGGATCGTTGCGGCGCCAGGTGTCATACATCTGCGCGAGCATCGAGCCCGCACCGCCGATGCTCTTGGCCAGGCCCAGGCTCGACACCAGGGTCAGGCGGCCAATTTCCGCGGCGGTGGCATCGTCGTTGACCTGCGCCACGATCAGCCGCGGCATGCTCGAGGGGTCAGCGATCAACGCAGGGCAGCGGCAAACGCAGCAGAAAGAATCGATTGAACTTGTGATGATGAATCCTGCAAAGCATCGGCCATGTAGTTGTCGCGAGGCTTGATTCGCCATGCGCCGGCGGCACGCTCAGCAAGCGCGGCAGCCCTTGCGCCAATGGCGCGGCGGTTCGATTTGCCCTTCCCCTTACCAGGTGCGAGCTTTCCGAGTTTTCGACCCTTCTTCACCCCATAGTGAAGGTAAGCCGGGTAAAACTCTTCCATCGCCGAGGTCTTGGTCGGGGAGATACGGACAAGGAAACCCGAGCGGGAAACCTTAAAACTTACCGATTCAACCGTGGCGCCCGTTCGATTTACCGGATAGCCGTCCTGGCCTTTGCCCAGCGCAAGATTCATCTGTGCTCGCTGGGTGATCAGAAGACCAACTTTGCGCATCCCGGCGCGAATCATTCGCTTGTCGAAGGCGTCTCGTTCAAAGCTGTCGAAACCCTCAACGTGTAGATAACCGGCAATCGAAGCGGAGTTAGACATAGATGTCGCCTCCGCTCTTGAGTTGGCCTAACTCCTCAACTTCAAGGACTGTAAATCTGTGCGCCCCATTCAAGTCGGCGATGCGTTTCACTCGGTACAATGTCTCACCGTGAACGATTTCATGAGCATCGGTGAGACCAGGGTGGTAGCGCAGCGTGATGCGATGAGTGAGCTTGTTGTCTGTCTGAACTCCATGGGCGTATATCGCGGTCCCGACAGGCTCTATCTTCGCCCAGCGTTTTCTAGGCTCAGAAAACACCGGTTCCAGGCCCATATCCGAAGCTGGGACATCGGATCTGAGTCGAAGGGTGATACGCCTGTTGAGCTCGCCGGTATGCGGTTCACGAAGCTGGTTTGCGCCACGAGCCATTAGATCCCCCACCCTATCCGATACGGCGTCAGCAGTGACCGCGAACCGGCAGGCATGCTGCTGAACTCGTCCCCCACCAACTCGTCTTGCCGAGTCGTTGGCAAACGCCCAGCGCATTAATCAAATTCCGCAGGGGTAGGGTATGGCCGACAAGTTTCAACTCAAGGCCCTGATCACCGGTGTCGACAAGCTGTCGCCGACCTTGGCCGGTATCCGCAAAAACGTCGCCGGCTTTCGCAAGGGGCTGGAACGTACGGGGCTTGGCAAGATTGGCTTTAGCGACATCGTGACCGGGGGGGCTTTGGCCGCTCCGTTCATTGCCGGCGCAGCGGCCGCGATTCAGTTCGAGACGGCCATGGCGGACGTGAAGAAGGTGGTTAACTTCGACACCCCGGTGCAGTTCAAGCAGATGGGTGACGACATTGGCAAGCTGTCCGAACGCCTGCCGATGGCCGCCAATGACATTGCCAAGATCGTCGCGGCTGGCGGGCAGTCGGGCATTGCCCGTGAGGAACTGTTGGGCTTCGCCGAGGCCGCGGTAAAGATGGGCATTGCCTTCGACCAGACCGCCGATGAGTCGGGCGACATGATGGCGAAGTGGCGGACCTCGTTCAAATTGACCCAGGGCGACGTGGAAACGCTCGCCGATAAGATCAACTACCTGGGCAACACCGGCCCGGCCAACACCAAGCAGATCTCCGACATCGTCACCCGCATCGGTCCGCTCGGCGAGATTGCCGGTCTGGCCTCCGGGCAGATCGCGGCCCTGGGCGCGACGATGGCGGGCGTCGGCGTGGAGCAGGACGTAGCGGCCACCGGCATCAAGAACTTCATGCTGGCCATGACCAAGGGCTCGGCGGCGACCAAGGACCAGGCGCTGGCCTTCAAGGCCTTGCGCCTGGACTCCAAGACGCTGGCCAAGGCCATGCAGACCGATGCGCAGGGGGCGGTGCTGGACATTCTCGACCGCATCAAGCGTGTGGACAAGGACAAACAGGCGGGGTTGCTCTCGGAGCTGTTCGGCACTGAGTCGATCACCGCGATTGCACCGCTGTTGACCAACCTGGACCTGCTCAAAGGCAACCTGCAAAAGGTCGCGGATGCGCAGAAATACAGCGGCTCGATGGAGAACGAGTACGCTTCGCGGGCGGCCACCACAGCGAACAACCTGCAGCTATTGCGCAATGCCGTGGCCAGTGTGGCGCGGGCCGTCGGCAGTGCCCTGCTACCGGGAATCAATTCGGTGGTCGAAGGCCTGCGGCCGATGATTTCCGGGGTCGCGGATTTGATTCAGCACAACCCGCAGTTGGTCAAAGGCATCGCCATGGCGGCCGGGGCATTCACCGCGCTGCGCATTGCCGTGTTTGCGGCCACCGTGGCCACCCGGGTCCTGGGTGTCGCATTTGCCGCCACCCCGGTGGGCATCATCGCCGTGGGCATTGCCGCTGCGGCCGGGCTGATCGTGGCCAATTGGGAAACGGTCGGGCCGTTTTTCACCGCGTTGTGGGAGCTGATCAAGGCGCTGGCCACGCCGTTTATGGAGTTTATGAAGGCTGTGTTTGATTGGACCCCCATGGGTCTGATCATTAAACACTGGTCTCCGATCACTGCCTTTTTCAAAGGCTTGTGGGAGGGCGTCAAACCGTACCTGCAACCAATCCTGAGCATGTTTGGGATGGAAGACGGTGGGGGCGGCCTGACCTCAAAAGTCGCCAGTTATGCCGACGAGCAACGTCAGCGCAATGCCGGTGCCGGGGGCGGGACCGGTGCGTTTCTGCAGGCCAATGCGGTGAGCCTGGCGAACATTCAGCAGAACGAACGCAATCTGACCCAAGCCGGATTCGCGCCGGGGCAACTGTTGCGCCCGCCGGGAATGCCGGCGGGCGCGCTCCTGCAAGCCAAGGTGGCGAGTATGGCGAGCAATCCGCCCATCGAACGCAATCTGACCCAGCCGAGCCTCGCGCCAGGGCAGCTGTTGCGTCCGCCGGGGCTGCCGGCGCCGGGTACTTTGCTACAGCCGCGGCTGCCGGCGCCGGGCGCCTTGCTCCAGCCGGGTCTGGCGAACAACCGCACGCAGCTTGACGGGGCGTTGGTGGTGCGCTTTGAAGGTGCACCGCCCGGTGTCCGGGTCGATCCGGGCACGAGCAATCAACCGGGGCTGTCGATCACGCCGCAAGTGGGCTACCGCTCACTCTCAGGGAGTAAGCCGCAATGAGTGAATGGCGCGACCGTAAACAAGGCGCCTCCTTTCGCGGGGTGCCGTTCCTGGTGGACACCGACAGCGTGCCTGTCGGTCGGCGCACGCAGTTGCATGAGTTCCCGCAGCGCGATCAACCCTTTGTCGAAGACCTGGGGCGGCGCACCCGCCACTACAAGTTCACCGGTTTTGTCGCCGGGGATGATTGCCTGGCGCAGCGTGATCGTCTGCTGACCGCGCTGGACAAGCCCGGTCCGGGCGAGTTGGTGCATCCGTGGTTCGGCCGTCTGACCGTCACCGCCGGCGAGTGTGAGGTGTCGCATGCGCGTAATGAGCTGGGCCTAGTGCGCTTCAGCCTGGAATTTATCGACGGCATGCTGGCCTTCCCGGTGCAGTCGCCGAACACCCGCCGGCAACTTACGGCCCAGGCGCCGAGCCTGCTGAACTCAACGAAGGATCGCTTCAACGCGGCGATGGCGTCGGTGGATCTAGCGCGGCAACGGATCAGCAAGGTGCGTTCGGCGCTGTCGGGGGCCTTGGGCTTCGCCTTGAAGTTCCTGAACCCGGCTTCGGCCTTGGGTACCGACCTCAACGGCCTGGTGTCCTCGCTGCTGAAAGGGCCGGGGCCATTTGCGGACAGTCTGCTGGCACAGATCACCGGCCTGGCGCGCTCGTTCGGCGGCTACGGCGCCGGCGGCTCCAGCGAATCTTCCAGTGACTCCGGCTCTAGCGAATATACCAGTGACTCTGGCTCTAGCAGCTCCGGTAGCTCCAGCGGCGGCTCCGCCTCCAGTGGCTCATTCCAAGGCAGCAGTGCCAAGGCGGCGGAGGCGGCGGCGTTATCGGCCTCGGCGCCGGCCACCGAGGACGCGGAGGTGGCGATGATTCAAGCCGCAGTGATTGCCCTGGTGCAGGATGCGGCGCTACTGGATGTTCTGCTGGACATGGCCGAGGTGCCGGTGGCGATTCTCCCGAGTGCCAACGCGCCGGCGGCCTTGGACGTGCAACTGGCGCAACAAGGGGCGACGGTGGTGGCCGGTACCGCGGTCGAGACGGCGGTACCGGTTGCCGAGGACGTGCTGGCCGTGCGTGACAAGATCAGCGAGGCGATCTGGTCGGTGGCGGGCGAGAGTCAGCCGGATCACTTCGGTGTGCTGAGCCAAGTCCGCCAAGCGCTGGACCGGCACTTGACTGAGGTGGCGCGCAGCGGGGTGGGCCTGCGCACCTATGCCCCGGCCGAAACCGTCTCGGCCCTGGTGCTGGCCCATGCGCTGTATGGCGATGCCTTGCGTAGCGGGGAAATTGTCGCGCGTAACCGGGTGCAGCATCCGGGCTTTGTCCCGGCCACCGATCTCCAAGTAGCGAAGGCCTGACCATGGATCAGCTGAATAACGTCACCCTGGGTGTGGGCGGGCACGACTACGGCGGCTGGAAAAGCGTCAGCATCGGCGCCGGCCTGGAACGCCAGGCGCGCGACTTTACCCTGGGCATCACCTGGCGCTGGCCGGGTGGCGGTGAAGTGCCGGTGCGGATTCGCCAGGGTGAGGCGGTGGAGGTGCGCATTGGCCAGGAGCTGCTGTTGACCGGCTATGTGTTCAGCACGCCGATTCGCTACGACAGCGAGTCGGTCACGCTGAGCATCACCGGGCGCTCGCGCACCGCGGATCTGGTCGATTGCGCCGCGATCAATCAGCCGGGGCAGTGGCGCGGGCAAAACGTGCAACAGATCATCGCCGCGATTGCCGGCGAATACGGGATCGCGGTGGTCAATGAGGCGGCGCTGACCCTGGGCGTGGACGACCACAGCATCGAGCCGGGCGAGACCGCGTTTGAAAGCATCGACCGGCTGTTGACCCTGTCGCGTTTGTTCAGCACCGACGACGGCCTCGGCCGCCTGGTGATTGCCCAGCCGGGCAGCGCCGGGCGCGCGGTCGATACCCTGGAGCTGGGCAAAAACCTGTTGTCGGGTGACACCAATCTGGATTTTTCCGGGGTGTTTTCCGAGTACGTCAGCAAGGGCCAGCGCAGCGGTAGCGATGACAGTTTTGGCGCGTCAGCCAGCGAGGTCGAGGGGCGGATCAGCGATGCGCGGGTTGACCGGCGGCGGGTCAAGGTCATCCAGCAATCCGGGCAGTTGACCACCAAGCTGGCCCGGGAGCGGGTCGAGTGGGAGCGGGCCAACGCGGTCGGCAAGGCCTTGACGGTCAACTACGTGGTGCAGGGCTGGCGGCAAAGCAACGGCGCGCTGTGGCGGCACAACATGCTGGTGCGGGTGATTGATCCGCTGATCGGCCTGGATCGCGACATGTTGATCAGTGAAATCAGCTACGAGCTGAGCGAACAGGGCACCACGGCCAAGATCAGCGTGGCCCCGCCCGAAGCCTTTCTGCCGGAGCCGAACGACGCCTACGAGAAGCGCAAGGCGAAGAAGGGCAAGAAGACCGACAACTTTGAATACCTCATTCCAGCGGACTACAAACCATGAAAAACGGCATCGCGAACATGCTGGCCCGCGGGGCGGTGGCCTTGGGCAATTCGGCCAGCAAGCTGCAAAGCCTGCAGCTGCGGCTGTTGGCCGGCGAGATCAAAGACAACATGGAGCACCTGGAGCCCTACGGTTTCACCGCCTGTCCCCAGGCGGGGGCCGAGGCTCTGGCGGCGTTCATCGGGGGCGACCGAAGCCACGGCGTGGTGATCGTGGTGGCGGACCGGCGCTTTCGCCTGCAGGGGCTGAAGCCGGGCGAGGTGTCCCTGTACACCGACGAAGGCGATTTTATTCATTTCAAGCGGGGTCGGGTGATCGAGATGGAAACCCTGACGCTCAAGGTCAAGGCGGCGACGGCGGTGGAATTCGACACGCCGGAGATCCGCACCACCGGCCGGATCATCTCGCAGGGCGATCAGGTCGCCGCCGGGGTCAGCCAGATCGATCACCCGCACGGCGGTGTGCAACATGGCAACGATCAAAGCGGGCCGCCGCTACCCGGGGGTGGCGCATGAGCCGTGAGGCGCTGTTGCGCCGCGCCGTGACCATCAGCCTGTTTACCTGGCGCCGCGCCGGCCCGGATGACGCGGTGGGCGACAGCGACCGCAAGGGCTGGTGGGGCGATTGTGTACCGTCGGTGGCCGGCGACCAGATCGGCTCACGCCTGTGGCTGTTGTCGCGCCGGTCCTTGGTCGCGCAGACCCTGCAGGATGCCCAGGCCTACGCCGAGGAAGCGCTGGCCTGGCTGCTCGATGACCAGATTGTCACGGCCGTGAGCGTCACGGTGGCGCGCCAGGGCAATGATCGAATGAATTTACGCGTCACGCTGACCGAGCAGAGCGGCGAAACGCTGGAACTGGATTTTGCAGACACCTGGGAGCTGATCAATGCCGTATGAGATTCCGACGCTGCCGGCGCTGATCCAGCGCACTGAGGCCGATTTTGAGCGCAACGCCCCGGATGCCTTGCGCCGCGCTGATGGCAAGGTGGCGGCGCGCGCGCTGAGCGGCACCGCCTTCGAGCTGTACGGTTATCAAGACTGGATTGCGCTCCAGTCCAATCCGGCGACCTGTGACGAAGCCATGCTGTTGCGTTGGGCCGATTGGCGCCTAGAAGATGGCCGCACGCCGGCCGTCGCGGCCAAGGGCTGGGCGGCGGTGAACGGCTCCAGCGGCGCCTTGGTCGACGTTGATCAGGTTTACCAATTGCCGGACGGTCGCCGCTACCGCGTCACCGCGGCGGCCACCCTGGTGAACGGCGCGGCCAACCTGGCGTTAGAGGCCGAGGACGTCGGCGCCCTGGGCAATGTCGCGGCCGGTACCTTGACCGCGGTGACGCCGGTGCTGGGGGTCAACTCCAGCGCGGTGATTGGCTTCGATGGTCTGGTCGGCGGCACTGAGCAGGAAACGATTGAGGCGCTGCGCGCGCGGGTGCAGGCGGCGTTCAAAAACCCGAGCAAGGTCGGCAGCGGTGCGGATTTTGTCGAGTGGGCCTTGGAGGTGCCGGGCGTCACCCGCGCCTGGGCGCTGCCGCGCTGGATGGGGCCGGGCACCTTTGGCCTGGTGTTCGTGCGCGACGGTGATCCCGACATTATCCCCACGGCGGAGCAGGTCGCCGAGGTTCAGGCCTACCTGGACAAAAAGCGCCCGGTGACCGCCGAGGTTTACGCCTTGGCCGCGGTGCCGCGGGTAATCAATTTCAGTATCCATCTGGTGCCGGACAGCACTGCCCTGCGCGCTGCGGTAGAGCAGGCGTTGCGCGGCCTGATCGTCGACGAGGGTGGCGCCGGAGAAACCCTGCGGCTGACCCATGTGCGCGCGGTGATCAGCAATACCCCGGGGGAAACCGACCACACCTTGAGTGTACCGGCGGTTGATGTGGCGATGACGGCCAGTCAGGTCGCCGTGCCGGGAGTGTTCACATGGCTTTAACCGAGGCGGATTACCTGCAGCAGCTGCGCCAGTTGCTACCGCCGGGGCCGGCGTTTGATCTGGAGTTACAACCGGACTGGGCGCAGCTGGTGGCGGCTCTGGTGCCGGAGCTGGCCCGGGTCGACGGCAACGGCGAGGCGCTGTTGCTGGAGTTGAACCCGGCCACGGCCACGGTGCTGCTGCCGCGCTGGGAAGGCTACTTGGGCTTGCCGGATGTGTGCACGGTGCCCGGCTCACAAACCCTGGAAGAACGCCGCCAGGCGGTGATCGACAGGCTGACCGCGACCGGGGCGCCGCAGCTGAGTTACTACCGCAAGCTCGGCACGCAGGTCGGCCTCGCCGTCGAGATTGAGGAATTTCGCCCGGCCCGGGTGGGCCAGGTCAGCGTCGGCGATTTCTTGTATGGCGCGGACTGTTCATGGAGCTGGGTCGCGGCGGTGCCAGTGGCGGCGTTCGGCACCGAGGCCGCCGCGAGCCTGGATTGTCGACTGCAACGGGACGCGCCGGAATACACCGAGGTGGTCTTGGGTTTTGGTCAGGAGGTGGTGGCCGCGATTGCCCTGCAGGTGGATCAACAGTTTAACGCCATTCACTACGTGGCCCCGGCCGCGCTGGCCGGTTTCGAGGATTTATAACATGCAGAGAATTTCCAGCTGGACCGAACTGGTCACGGCCCTCGGCCTCTTTCGTTACGGCAGCGTAACGGCCGGCGTCCCCCCCACCCCCGTCAAAGCCGAGTGGCTGAACATGGTCCAGGAGGAATTGGCGCATGTCATCCTGGCCTACCTGCCGGCCCTAGACAAGGACGACAACACGCAGCTGCTGAAGGCCATTCAGAAGTTCGGTTTGGCCTATGCCGTGAAAGCCACCACCTTGGCCGGCTACGGCATTCTCGATGCCTACACCAAAGCGCAGACGGACACGATGGTGTCGGCCAAGGCCAATTGGGGCATCACCCTGGCAGCGTATGGCATCGGCGATGCCTACACCAAAACCGCCACCGACACGCTGCTGGCGGGTAAAGCCAACAACGCCACCACGCTGGGTGGCTACGGCATCAGCGATGCCTACATCAAGACGGAGATCGATTGGCTGCTGTCGCAGAAAGCCAACAACGCCATCACCTTGGGCGGCTACGGCATCGGCGATGCCTACACCAAAACCGCCACCGACGCGCTGCTGGCGGGTAAAGCCAACAACGCCACCACGCTGGGTGGCTACGGCATCAATGATGCCTATACCATGGCGACGATTGATGCGGCCTTGGCGGGTCTTTGGAACGATGGTAATGCCACGCCCAAAGCCATCCTTGCCCAAGCCTCGGCCGCGGTCGGTGGGGTCGGCACCTATGCGCTGATGACCAACCGCAGCGGCGGGGCGCTCAGTGCTGGTCAGGTCGTCGCTGGCGGCAGTCTGACTTACGCCAACACCGAAGACGTCGTGCAAAACGGCGGCGCGGCGTCGGGCACCTGGCGTTGCATGGGGTACGCGGCGGCGAACCCGAACGACCAAGGCACCACCCTTTTCTTAAGGATCTCTTAAATGCTGACTGTGGAATCTGCCCGCGAGCCGTGCTGGAACGTCGAGCGCAACGCCATCACCCTGCAGGTGATCTTCGAGGAGCACGCCGCCACCTTGGGCGCCATTCCGTTCACCGCCTCGCCCGAGGATAACGAAGGCTATGGCCGCGAGCTGTTTGCGCGCGCCGTAGCCCTGGAGTTCGGGCCGATTGAAGCGCCGTCGACGGCGACCCTGACGCAGGCCGCCACGCTGACCCGCTCGCGTTTGAGCGCTGTGGCCACGGCGACGATCAGCCCGCTGCAGACCGCGCTCGAGACGCTGCAGGATGCCGTGCGGTTGAGCCTGGCCACGGCTGACGAGGCGGCTTCGCTGCCGCTCAAACAAGCCGAGCTGGACGCCTGGCGCAGCTACCGGGTGTACCTGTCGCGGATCGAAACACAGGCCGGTTATCCAGCCAGTATTGAGTGGCCGCTGGCCCCGGCGGTGCCGTTTGAAGGCGGCGTTCCCATCACGGGTTAACCGGCTGCGGCCTGTATGGATTTCCCCTGACCCGCTGCGGCGGGTTTTTTGTTGCCTGGAGAAAAGTAGTGACGGATATTTCAGCCTTGGAAGCTTCCGCCGGCATGTTGTCGGAGGCGGCGCAGTTGTCCCGCGCCGCCGCGGAAAAGCAGCGCGACTATGTGGAGTCGGACAGTTCCACGGTCATTCAAACGGAAGGTGGGCCGGTGCCTTCGCTCGCGCGGCAGGCGTTGCTGGCTGATCAAAAAATCGACCTGGCGCTGCAGGATGTGGCCGCGCAAATGGCCGGAGCCATGACCTACGCCAGCGTGGCGGCGGGCTTGGCGGCGGTGCCGGTCGATGGCTTTTTTAGTGTGCCGAGTGCCGACTCTAACGAGTATGTGATTCTGTACAAGAATAACGCTGGCGTGGCGCAGCCGATCAAAAGCTACCCCTCGACGCAGAAGGTTGACGCGGTGTCGTCGGCGGTCACTGTCGCCGCGTCGCTGACCTGGTCCAAGCAGCCCATTGCCCGGGCGCTGCTGTCCAGTTTTGATGATGCGGGTGGGGTGATCGAGCTGGATGCCGCGCTTAGCTTGGTCGGTGGAGCCGAGGTGATTGCGCAGCTGGCCAAGGAAGCCAGATCCGGCCTTGCGGCCTATGAGCATTCCTCCCGGCGCGCGTTGCTCGGCAGCTATGACGATGTGCCCATTGATTATGTGTTGGACTCGGCCGGTAACCTGATCGACGGCCCGGGGGTGACCGCGGCGCTGCTCGACATTCTGGACGAGCTTTCGTCGCCGGCGGTCAAGGGCGCTGGCGGTCGCGAGCCGGTGTACCTCGACGCGGGGCTGTTGAAGTCCATCGCGGTCGCGGGGGCGGGCACCCTGGCCGATATCTCGCCGCAGCAGTTTGTGGGCTGTGCGCAGTGGCGCGGGCCGGCCATCATCGCCGGCACGAATCGCCCCAGTGTGGGGGCGAGCACCGCCGTGGCCGTGGCGCAGCCCAGTGACGGTTACCCGGCCGTGGTGCCCTCGGCCGAGAAGCTGCTGATCGTGATTCCCAGCTATGGCCAGAGCAATTCGGTGGGGGCGCAGGCCTATGCACCGCCCGCGTCGATGACGGCCAACCCGTGGCCGGACAACCTGCTGATGTTTGACCTGGCCGTCGGGGTACCCGACATCCGTATGGGCTTGCCGGCCGGTGGCGCTGCGATTGGCGCCGAGGAGGTGTTGTCGGGGGCCAACCTGACCGGCTTCAAGCCGCTGGTGTCCGTGCAAAGCGTGGCGCAGGCCAATCGCGGGGCGACCGCGCTGGAGGGGATCGGTTTCACGGTGCAGACGCTGGCCGCCGAATACCTGGGCTTTCAGCCCAGCGTGCTGATGTTCGCCGCTGGCTACGGCTCGCGGCCCTACCGCGACCTGAAGAAGGGCACCATCCCCTACGCCAATTTTGTCACCGCCCTGGGGCGGGCCAAGGCGCTGGCCGATCAGCTGGGTTACGTGATGTATGTGCCGTTTATCGCCCTGGTGCATGGCGAAGGGGACAGCACCAACGTCGGCTACGCGGCCGACCTGGTGCAGCTGCAGCTCGACCTGCAGGCCGATGTCTTGGCCGTCACCGGCCAGCAAGGAGCGGTGCCCATGGTGTGCAGTCAGGCCTCGACCTTCTTCAGCACCGAGGTGAATGGGGTGCTGGACACCTACACCGTCAGCAAAACCTCGGCCCTGCACGCGCTCTCGGCGCCGTACTACCCGTATGAAATGTACGCCGGCGATGAGCTGCACCTGGGCAATCGCGGCCTGTACCTGGGCGAGAAGATGGCCCGCAGCATCCTGCGCGATTCCAAGCTGTGGGGGGCCAAAGGCAAGGGCGCCCTCAAGCCGCTCAGCGTCACCTTTAACGGCACCAATACGATTGATCTGGCGCTCGACGTGCCGTTCCCGCCCCTGGTGCGGGATCAGGTGAACCCCATCGTCAACACGCCGGCCCCGGCCAACTGGGGGTTTGAGGTGCAGGACGGGAGCGGGGCGGCCGTCGCCATCAGCAGCATTCAAATCATCGGTAACTCGATTCGGATCGTCACCGCGACCACCCCGGCCGCCGGTGCGAGTCGCGTCCTGCGCTACGCCATGACCGGTTATGCCGGCACGCAGAACGGTGGCGGTGTGCGGGTCAAGGGCTACCAAGCCCGCGGCCAGGTGCGTGACAGCGAGACCACCCCTTCCCTGGTTGACGGCACGGCGCTGCACAACTGGCTGGTTCATTTTTCGGAGAATTTTTAATGCGTACTGTGCGTGTGCTTGATCGTCAATACCCGGACCTGGCGGGGCGTTTTTCCAGTGTCGCGATCCCGGTACCGAGCGCTGTGGATTACACCTGGGGCGCGCTCTCCAAGGCCGATGGCAGTCCCGCGCTGCGTTACGTGTTCGACCCGGACCCGAAGTTTATTCGCGCGGGGGCGGGCATTATCGGCCCGGATGCCTGGCGCGACAGCGCCTCGGGCAGCAAGTGGTCGACCAACGCAGGCAAGTCGCTGGTGAAGGCGACGGCGATCAATGGCGCCCCGACCGTGACGCTGGATGCCGCCACGGCCCTGCTGGCCGGTGCGGACAGCGGCACCTTTAACGCCACTGAGTTCTCGTTCTTTGCCGTGTTCAACAGCCCGGTGGCGGCGACGGTGAGGACGTTGCTCGGGCCAACGGAAGTGGTCGGTACCACCCCGCTGCAAGGCTCGTGCAACATTCTTTTGAGCACGGCCGGGGCCTTGAACGTGTACTGGGGCAGCTTGGGGGCGCCGCTGATGGAGGCCACGAAAACCTACCAAGGGGTGAACGTGCTGCTGTTGATCACCTTCTCCACGGCCCGAGGCGTGTCGATTCGGCGCAACGGGGTGGAGGTGGTCAAGGATGCCAGCCGGGTCACGCCCATCGCCGGCAGCAAACTGAACCTGTTCAGTGCCAGCGGTTCAGGTTCCAGGTTCTCCGGCTCCGTCGGTAAGGTGGGGGTGCTGGACGTGGATTTGTCGCGCCCGGAATACGCGGGGGGACTTGCATCGATCGAGAGCCATTTGATGAGTCTTTATGGGTTGAGCTGAATAATCACCTAAAGAAGGGGCACCATGCCCGAGCAGCAGTTGCTGCAGATCCTCCCCAATGCCCGTCAAACGCGGGCCTTGTTTTGGCCTGGAGAAAAGTATCCCGAAAAGTGGAACCCACAAAAAAGGCCGCCAGAAGGCGGCCTTGCTCTCGAAGCATGGTTCCTTTCTATTGATTAGCTGCGGCGGGCAGTTCGGCCGCCGTGGCATGGCGTTCCACCTCATCGTTGCGGGCTATCCGCCAGTGAGTGATGCCACTAATCACCCGCGCCGTTCGCTTGCTTGACCATTGCCCTCCCACACAATGAGCGAGCTGCAGCAAGTCACCGGTAGCGGGCGAATAGACCATGTAATACAGCCGGCCATCCCGGTCCTCGTGCGGCAGGCGATCGGCCGCGGCCACCCAATCCTGGCCAACGGCGAGCAGAACGGACAGAACAGGACAGTCGGTCGCATCTTCTGGTGGCCGAGTTAGACCGCCGCGAACCCGAGCGCGCGGGTTCAAGGGCGGCAACTCCGGCGACAACTCTGGCGGCGGGGCCGACGGGGCCGGCGGTTCCAGGCGATTTACGCGCGCCTCGGCGGCGGCTGCGGCCGCGGCCTGGTCGGCCATTTGGTCAAGGTGATCGAGCAAATGGCGCGCCGCCGCCAACCTGACCTGCTGCCGCTCCGGCGCGTCGGGGCTGGCCAGACCACCAGCCGGGGCGTGCTGGCGGAAGTCGTTCAAGGCCGCCAGCGCCTCGCCATCCAGGGTGAGGGTCAACGGCTGGGTCAGCAGCGCCGGCGCGGGGTTTGCGGTGGTGGGTTCAGTTGACATAAAAGCGGGTTCCTTTCCAGTTTGCGCGTATTGTCGACAGGTTGCGGGCCGGGGGCAAGCACTGCATGCCCCCGAGAAGTTCGGGCTACGCCTGGACGCTGAAGAAGACTCAAGAATTTATGGGCTTCTGGGGTTCTATTTTCTTCAGGCGACAGACGCGCTTATCAGCTCGTAGTTCGAGTGCTCTTTCCTACACGAGTTGTGGAGCAATATCTTTGAGAGCGTCACGACATGCGGCCACATGATAGTTGCCTTCTGAAGGTGGTTGGGTTTTCAAAAATTCCACATGGCTGTCAAGTGTAGCGGCATCCATTGATGCGTATTTTCTCCTGATTTCATCAGAGACATAAAATCCGCTGCTTGGCGGCCTGATCAGGAATCTTGATGTCAGCTCTATCAATACATGGTCAGGGCGTTCGGCATTCACAGCGTTCCAATCTATATCAGCTCCTGAAAAGATTCTTATTACTTTGGAAAAAGAATAAGAAAGGCAGTTTGCTAGGGATGTGGAGAAAGAATCGCCGAATATCATTAGGCTTTTTTTATTAACAGCCTCAGGGTTCTCGTATATAACGATATTTCCTCTGACGGATATGCCATTGTCAAATATTTTGTGTCTTGTAAACTTATCGTGATCACTAACAATAAGAGCATTTTCTGTTTTCATAGGGACGAATTTAGATCCCAAATCACCAGAGAACTGCTTCAATACATACTCAACGTTAGGTGGCGTGGCAACAAATCCAGCCCTGAGACAAAAAGCGGATGCAGCTACGGAAGCACCGTAGTCATTCCAGTGCGAATCGGTTTTAAAATAGGTGAATTCTCTATCTTTGGTGAGTTCTGTCACCGGATTCAGCAGATTGGCCTTGTTAGAAAAATGTAGCGTAAACTGCTCTATCGGGGTAATGGCGCCTTTCTTCTCGGGGTAGTACTCCGGATAGATATATTCTTTTGCTGGCGCTAGCAGGAATGTAAATGGTGTACGGTTTCGCTCAGACCAAGAACTTAGGATATCAAAATACCTATCCCATTGCTCTATTCCTTCTTTTGGAATCAGGTTTTTTCCCAGGAACTGAGCTGCGCTGTCATTGGTGTCGTTAGAAAGAAATAAATGCCCTTGCTTTCCTACTAGTGCCGCTGCTTTTGACTTTCCTATATTGGCCTGAGCTAGCCAGTATATTTTTCCGCCGTAGCTGGCTCCAATTTTAAATTCGGTGTTGTAGTCAAGTGGGTATTTAGCGCCGCACTGCAATGGCGCGCCAGGAAATGCCTTTTGCACGTCAGGGCGCTCTCTGTTCGATGTGAAACTAGACTTTGGCATATGGCTAAATACAAAGCTTACAGGTGTCCCGTCGAGACTGTAGATCCATCCTGAGAAGCCGATATAAATGCTATCAGCAGCACACTGAGAGCCCGATTTTGGTAAGTCTATAGAGTACTTTATAATGCTCTGTTCGACTTCCAACTTTGTTATGGTTAGGCTCTGTTTTACTTCCATTTTTTGCGTTCCACTTCTGATTATTAAACTAGCGACTGTCGCTTTGCTGGATTTTCTTGCGCGCATTCTATCCGAATTTTCGTAGTTCTAGTCAAAGACGATTGCCCGCATATCCTGATTGCAATTGACGTCATAAGGCCGATAAGCCTGTCAAAAAACTGTCAACGCAGAACAGCCGAATCGCTCGGTTTTTTTTCGCCTGGAGAAACGTGAATGCCCATCTCTCAGCAGCAACTGCTGCAAATCCTCCCGAACGCCGGCCCAGTTGCCGGCGTTTTTATGTCCGCGCTGAATGACGCGATGGCACGCTTCAAGATTGAAGGCCGACTACGTGTGGCCGCGTTTCTGGCCCAGATCGGTCATGAGTCCGGCCATTTGCGCACCCTGGTCGAGAACCTGAACTACAGCGCCGAGGGCCTGATCCGCACTTGGCCGAAACAGTTCAATCTGGCGACCGCAACCAGTGTTGCGCGCAAGCCCGAGCAGATCGCGAACATCGTCTACGCCTCGCGCCTGGGCAACGGGCCCGCCGCCACGGGTGACGGTTGGCGGTACCGGGGCAGGGGACTGATCCAGGTCACGGGATGGGTTAACTATCAGGCGTGCGGCTCGGCCTTGAGTCTGGACCTGCTGACCAAGCCTGAACTTCTGGAGCAGCCGGTTTACGCTGCGCTCTCTGCCGCCTGGTTTTGGTCGAGCAACGGCTTGAATGAATTGGCGGATGCTGGCCAGTTCGAAGCGATTACTCGGCGTATCAATGGCGGGCTCAATGGGCAGGCAGAGCGGTTGAAGTTGTGGGCGAAGGCTTCGACAGTGCTGTCGGGCGGGACGTATGCCGCTATCCTGTAGCCGATCTTTCAAATAAAGGTGGTGGAATGGAAGGTGTAGAGCTGAGTCCAAAGATTGAACGCGAAGCCGACAAGCTTCTTGCTCAGATCGCTCAGGCGGATTCGATGATTGTTGCGGCGAAAGCCGGCGCACGCGCTGAGGGGTTTGTGCTTGGCTTGGAATCGGCCCGCGCGTTGACTGAAGCGACCATTGATCAACTCTACGTTATCTTCGATTCCGCGACTGAAGAGCGGCTGAGATCGCTGGCTGCAACTTAGAACAAGCCGTCTTCCTCGGCTGGCTTAATTAAGTCGGGCCCCTGATTGCGCACGTTGCCGATCGAACGGTCCACCTTGAACCACTCAAACGCCTCAGTTGGCTCGCCCTGGTGCATTACCATCTGTTCGGCGCGCTCCTTTGGCGTGGCCGGGTCGAGCCATTCGCGGGCCAGTTCAGGCGATAGCGTCACTGGGCGGCGGTCATGGATGTCCACCATGCCGCCGGCGCTGTCGGCGGTGATGATGACAAAGCCGTCGTGTTCGCTAGGCTCATGCTCGACATTCGGGTATTGGCCGATCGCTGCGCACAATATCGGCGCCCGATCTCGGCGGCGGATCAGGTACGGCTGCTTCTTCGTTCCTCCTTCATCCACCCATTCAAACCAGTTGTTGATGGCGATGATTGCCCGGTGCGGCCAGATTGCCCGAAAGAAGGGGCCGTGGGCGACTTTCTCTACCCTGGCATTGATCGGTGCCGCGCGGTCTTTGGCCCAATGCGGGCGCCATCCCCAGCGCACCATGTCGGCGTGCAGGTATTCACCTTCCTGATGAAAAATCGCGAGCTGCGTTGTCGGAGCTGCGTTGTACCGCTCGAAAGGCCGGTCACCGGTGCTGTTAACCAGAGGGTTGGGCATGCTGAGTGCAGCTACGAAATCGTGGATGCCGTCGTATTGGGAAAGTCGTCCGCACATGTTCAGTCCCTCTGATTGCCCGTTTGCAACTCGCGAATGATCCTTTCTTTTTGATCCAGGACCAGCGTCAAGCTTTGGATCTGGGAAAGCTGGTCGGTGGTTTCCGCCTCCAGGTTCGCCATCCATGCCCGCTTCTTTTGGAGTTCGGCTGACAGTTGGTCGTTCATTTCGACAAGGGTGGAAATGTTTTCCTTCGCCGCATGCAGTTGCCGCCTCAGCTCTTCGATGTCCTCCTCGAGCATATGGGCGTAATGCTTGACGGTTTCCAGCCTGGTCGGACTGCCGAGCCAATCGCTGGTGTCTTCAATTTCGTAGGGGTCCACGGTCGCGCCTTACTGATACTGTTTGGATATACAGTAATCGAGGGCGGACGCGATGGCGAATGCTGGCGACGGAATGCAACGGTGTGCTTACCGGCGCCCTACGATGCAGGTCCGCTGTCCTGTAGCCGTCATCAGCTATCGGCATCGGCGGCGTGGTTCATGGAGGAGCGCGCACGACTTGACACAGCGCATGCTCAACGAATTTTCGCGATTACCGACGCCGGTGACAAGGGACTGATGGCACTGGCTGCCTGTCGAGCTTACGTATACGAGATCTCGCACTGAGATTCGGAGTCGACTATGATTTAATAAACCTTCATTGAACTGTATCAATAGGTCAGCAAATGGAAACATATTTTATTCAAGGAATAGTATTGCCCGAAAGGTCGCCAATAACGTACGAGTTTTCTTCAAAATTTCAACATGTTGCGACAGGGCAGAGATGTTCGGCAAAAGTTTCAATATTGCTAAATCAAGTTGCAGTTTGGTTAGATACTGAGGAGGAGATGTCTTTCGCTGATCTAAAGAATCTTTCGAATTACATGGTTCTTAATTTGCTGTACGTTTTTTCATTTCTGAATGGGTATACATACGATTTTCAAGTGACTCGTGCTATAAATAGGGAGCGTAACGCGGATGTAGTTTTCGGAATTGATCATCCAGTTATTGCAGCAAGAAGGCCTGTGATTGATTACCCGGTCGTTGTCAAAAAAGTACAAGCTCATTTGCTTGGTGATCAAGGGGTATTTATACATAGATGCCTAGGGGATCTATCAGCAGCTATGCGTTTTATAGAAGACTCAGCGTTCTACTGCTACCGTGCCATAGAGTCACTACGAAAACATTGCGCCGCCATTCATGGTATTACTGATGCCTCGAAAACTGTACAGTGGGAAAAGTTTCGAGAGGTCTCTGGGTTCTCTAAAGAGAAGATAGGCTGGATAGCCGAAGCTTCTAAGGAGTCGCGCCATGGAGGTACATCGATCCTTAGTATTGAGGAAAATGAAAAGCTTCTCAATGAAACGTGGGATATTGTCGATTCATATCTAAAGGTTTGAATCAGCAAGTTATCCAGGTTTTTAAGAATTGGCTCTATAAATATGGGACCATAATGTCGCGCATTCCCCACAGTGCGATCTACTTGGAACCACTCGAACGCTTCGGTCGTTACGCCTTGGTGCATTACCATCTATTCGGCGCGCTCCTTTGACGTGGCTGGATGATCCATTCTGGAGCCAGTTCTGACGACAGCGTCACTAGTCGGCGGTCGTGTCCACCATCCCGCCGAGGCTGTCGGCGGTGATGATTAGACCCTAATTGGAGGCGCTACTATTCTGGTTTTGCTTCTTAGACAGGCCTGACAAAAGCTTCAGGTAGAGGACCGTAGTTTCGCTCGGCTGACTCGAGTGCGTTTCTCATGTTTAGCACCAGAGCTGGATAAATTTCTTTTAGTACATTGACGTGCCATTCTTTGGGTAAAACTCTTCTAACAGCTTCGTCACACAATACAGAGTATAAATCAGTCATGTAAGCGTGAAATACTTTTACTCGCTCTATGCGATAATATACGCGCATTGTTCTGCTGTTGTAGCTATTAGAGATTTGTCTGCCAAGTGTGTTTAGTTGTTCCCATACTTTTTCGTCGGCAACGAATGTATCCATCATCAAGTTCTCTACGAACATGAAGTTTGCTATCAGATCTCTAATAATGTATCCCCCCAGTCGACTCGGATAATAACTCGATTTGAAGTCGGCTGGGCCGTGGCCTCCGGTATAACAAAATCGGAAGCGACATAGGTCGTTCAAAACTTTTAATGCTACTTCATCTCCAATTCCGACTGAGCGTAAAAATTTGTTGATTTCTATTCCGTCTAAATATTGAAAGGATGCGTCTGAAGAGTATTGTACTAGCGCTGATAATACAAATAGTCGAGTGAGTTGAAGATTGGTGCGCTCCAGATGAGAGTCGTACGGGTTTCCAATAGGAGAAAAAGCTTCGTTGTATACCGATTGATTACCCAGCAGGATGGCTCTTAGCGCTTCATGTTTAGGTAGTGTGTATTTTCCGCCAGATTTATGAGTGTTATATGCTTTTCCGGGGTTTGAGTATCCGTGTTCAATAAATTCGCGTGTCATTCTTAATGCGTTCCGTACATCTCCCGAAGCTAGTACTTCCAGAAGGCTGCCTACATCTGTTCCGAGTACAGAGCTCTGTATCAACTCAATAAGCACTGCTAGGTCGGTTACCTGAACTTTCATACCATTTTCAGAGATGAAGTCGCCGGATTGACCGGATATTAGGTTAGTAGCAAGGAAGAATCGCTTCGATAGAACTGCCTCGATCTTTGGAGGCTCTATTAGAATCGGATCGAAATCAAATGCATTGAAGGCTGGTGAGTTGCGGTGTTCTACGTAAGTAGAGCTACGCAGAGCGATAACAAGATTTAAATTGAGTTTTGACGAAAATGCAACAGCTTCAGTGAAAATACTTGACTGGAGCTTTTCCTCCAGTTGGTCGATGTTATCGATAACTAAAAAAACTGGGGCTTGGGAGGTGGAGTAGCTGAGTAGCTTGTCGACGTATGGTTTGATGTTGTCGTAATCTTCTGTTAGCTTTTTTGTTATTAATTCATCAAATTTATCTTTGTTCTGGGCAATCAGAAATGCAGGTCCCTTCCTAATTGCTTGAATTTCTTTATTATAAGCTTTTTCGATGCATAGATGATAGTCTGAAAAGTAGTCATCATCGATGAGGTACTCTTTTATGCCTTCATAAATATAGTCAACTGGAAGTTTGTCGTTTGTGTACTTTAAAAAGTTTATTGCTATCCAGTGTGGATAGGCCTGTTTTGGCTTTTTCTCAAAGACCGATGCAGCTGTTACATTGCGGGTGTAATGCAGGAACGTGGTTTTCCCAGCGCCGACACTACCGAGTATGACTATTGCCAGCGGTTTTGATTTGCTTTGAAGGTTTCGAATCCGTTCTTTTAAGAAGTTTGCGTCCTTCCTTTGCATAGGTCGGACAGGTTGAGAGCTAAATAAATGCTGGCTTTTCGATATGTGCATATTAATCCGCCTGTCAAATTTAATTTTCTCAGGTGAGTTAACATAGCATCTTTCGAATAGTTCCGGATCCATCTCGATGATGGTATCCGAGAATGAAGTTGTGATTGCGGTCTCGATAAGTGGATAAATCGAGTTTCTTGATTCTGATCTAGGGCTTTGGAAGAAGTTCCTAAGGCGCCGACCTTCTACCTGGTCTTCGCTGTAGCCTAAAAGCATGTTTTCTAGGCTTGAGTTAACGACAGCGTTTCTTGAAAGTAAGTCTGTGAATTCTGAATAATCGCTAACTAGAATTGATTCGAGGGAGTTGAAGACCAGCGCGTAGGAGTTTTGAAAAGTGACTTGGTCAGTTCGATTTGCTGGAAATACCACCCACTGATTACCATTGGTCACTACCGCAAACTGTATACCCAGCTTGCGACAATAATCACGCGCTTGTATTACAGCTTCCTCAAGGTCACCGAAAATATTGGTTTTAGTTAGCTTCAAACGCCTGTCTTTAGCTTGTGTTTTAAAAACGACGCCGACCTTTTTGGCTTCTAGAATAAATGCAGTGCTTGCTGTTCGTATTACATAGTCGGCATACGTCGTACTGCCGTCCTCGGAAACGCGCTCTTCGACTTGTACATCGTTATGAGTCCATCCGAGCACCTCGAATAGTACCTTATCGATGAGCTTGAGCCGTGTCTCAGCTTCGTTCACGTTCTCAAAATCAATTTTTTTACCGACCGCAAGCAGTTCGGATATTGCATTTGGCATAGATCCCTCTACTATCAAGACTTCACTGAAGAAAAACCAAACCTACTGAGGATGCAAGGATGATGAGAGCTTAGCGGCTTTGATTGTTGCTTCAGATGAGCCCCGCCGATGCGCGTCAAAGGCGGGGTCTTACCTCCACCCATAGAAAACCTCACGGGTAGCCATTCGCCATCACCTCTCATGCCATTAGCATACCGGGTTGCTGTGATGAGATGCAAAACCCACCATACCCTTGCTTATGCATTGCAAATACGAGCTGCTCCAGACTGTGACCGCCACTGTTGGAGGGGTCGTAGAAGCTCTGATCGTGCTTACTTACTCCGGCGTCATCAGCACTGCGAGCGTCAGCTTGATGAACTCTTCATTTTTATCGATGGTTTCCAAGGCGCCGCGGACGTTATCGGCAACGTCGGCCGCGCCGTGTTGTTCGACCCAATTGGACAGTTCCATGATGGCGGCTTCCAGGGCGAGCTGGTTTTCGTTGATCTTGTAGAGCAGGGAAGGGAGCAGGTCAGAGTTTGGCATCGCGAATCCTCCGGGGAGATTTCAGCGTAGCATTGGGAAATAGTGCATGGAGGAGGTTTGTGTTCGTCGGCAGGACGCCGGGGAGGGCGCCAAAAAGGCGTGCGTGACTTTTGCGTGACTTTCTCACGCACTTATAAGCACTACTGGGCATTCGGTTGCAGCGAGCGCCAATGATTACGGCCAAAACAAAGGGTCTTGCATGGGTCCTGCGTGCATGGGGTGCTAGGGGTCGAGTGTTCGAATCACTCCGTCCCGACCATATAATTCAAGGGGTTGCGAGATTTTATCTCGCGACCCCTTTTTATTTTTCAGCGTGTTCACTTCTATAAAATGACTGGCTCTGGGTGGAACCCTCATCTCTTTCGGAGGAGATGGGTCTCTAAGCCGAGTATTACCTTGACGAAAGACAGCAATCGACCTCAAGCCACTCTAATTCGGTCCCGCCGTGGATCGACGCGTGGTAAGTGTCAGCGATCGAGAAACTAGACGGTTCTGACTGCCAACGCTTTTTGTCGACGATACAGAATCGTCGTCGCCGTGAACCCGCACACCGCCGCGAACATCAGCCAATAGGCGGGTGATGCCTTGTCGCCCGTGGCCTGTACAAGCAGCGTCGAGATTGCCGGGGTAAAACCGCCAAACACCGCGGTGGCCAAGCTGAAGGCCAGTGAAAACCCGACTACCCGCACGTTCTGTGGCATGACTTCGGTCAGTGCCGCGACCATGGCGCCGTTGTAAATGCCAAAGAAGAATGAGAAGTACAGCAGAACAGCGAGCAGTCGTTCAAAACTCGCCGCCTCTGCCAGCCAGTGCATGGCGGGATAGGCGGTGAAGATGCACAGCAACGATATCGCCAGCA